GAATATTCTCTGGTGGTTTTTCCAGAACCTTGTGGAGTTTGACCCACGAAGCATGGTCTTTGCCATATCGATGGGTGTATTCTTTGGCAAGTTCTGACCAAAGAGTGTACATCCACATGTAGTTTTCCTGCGTGGCACGAACCCAGATATTAGTGGGATGATTGATGTGGGATGCCTTGTACAAGGTTTGTTCCACCAAATCATCATCCATGCGCCAACGCTTGATGTTTCTACCGTTAGCAGTCTTATCAAGGTATTGAGTACCGTCAAGTACACGGTGTGCCGTGGACATCATTTGTGGATACTCAATGTTCATTTTCACAACGTGTTTGTCATTGTGTAAACGTGCAGCAATGACAGGATTTTTGTGAAGTCCAAATGCGTTCATAGTGTATACCCCCTAGTATCATGTACCATTATACACATCGAATGGGCTGATGTCAAGACTCTTTTAATGCGTCAATCTTCTCTTTGGCCAAGTCCATTGCTTCCTTGTCATTGAAGTACTTCGGTCTGCGTTTTGGTTGATTCTTCGTAGTCTCCGCAAACTTCTCGTTAGACTTCTCAGCATCTTCAATCTGTTTCTTCATGTACTCAAGGAATTCAGCAGAACCAGAGTCACCGCCCAGTTCTTCCATCATGTTGTGAAGATCAAGACTTTGAATGTACTTGTTCTTAGTATCAATCTGTTTCTTTTCTTTCTGAATCCTACGCAAGAAGGCATAGTAAGTAATCTGCGTAAAGTAAGCAAAAGGATTCTTAGACTTAGCGGGGTCAAAGTTATTGATATAGGTAATGCAGTTTTCGATACCGTCGAGAATCATTTCCTCTCGGAAGGTATAGTTTACAAAGTTAGACTTGTACGCCAAGTGATTGGCAATCTTAACAAAACACTCACCAATATAGTTTGATACTCTGGGAGCGGGTTCACCTTTCTCTTCGGCAGCCAGTCGTTCTTCACGATACTCTGTCATCGCCGCCAAAAATTCTTTGTTATTGACGTAATGTCTGTTTTCTTTTTTATTTGCCATAATTAAATTCCTAACATAAAAAAATAAGTATAGTACATTTAGGAGTGAATGTCAATGATAGAATTTACCCTTGACAACAGGTCAAAAAGTCATTACAATTGACTTGTGGTTCTAAGGATAATTAAGCTTAATGTAGCTGGTCCTTGGGTTTACCCATGGCGTTGATTTGATCGATTAGATCATCAAGTGTTGCGTCCTCATCAATTTCTGGATCGTAATCATCGAGCGCATCTAAAAAATCCAAACCTTCTCTTCTGTCTTCCATATACCCCTCGGTCATCTTGTAGAATCCCTCAGAATACTGTTCATCTAGATCGCAGATGGTTACGATTTTATTTTGTCTAATCCTGTAGGTTTCGTCACTGGTGAACGCCAACCACGGTCTCAGAGATAATGCTTCGTGGGTAGGATTTATTTTTACTCTGGTTATTTCTAGCGGAATGGTTGTCTCAATATCAACTTCATTTTCGGAGATGATACCAGCAATAAGCTGCATACCGTTCTCCAAACAAATAATACTAGGCTTGCATTTTACCATTAGAGTCTATCCTTATTACTTTGTATTCAAAATTCTCTTCATTGTATAGTTTAATTCTTTCAAGGACATGATTTAAAGTATAGTTTTTCTTTGACTTCCAAGATAAATCATCACCAATATCAAACAAGTTACAACTTGATTTGTCGTTTCCTTTCCTCAATCCTCTACCAATAGATTGTAAGTTTCTAATCCTGCTTTTACTTGGTGAGGCAAATACTACATTGTGTAGGTTTCTAATATTTATGCCCGTTGAAAACGTGCCATAAGAGGCGACAATTATAGTGTCTTTTGATTGTTCCGTCAACTCACGAATCTTTTCTCTCTGTTCGGTCTCGGTGCCACCGAAAACAAAGTACACTGGTTTGTCCGTGATACTCTTTATCATCTTATACAGGACATCGCCATGTTTCTCTACATACTGGTACAAAACCAGCGTATTGCCCTTCTGAGAGGTCGCCAGTTTCGCCAGAATGTCATTGCGTTCTGGGTTGGATACTAGGAAGTCCATCTCTTCTTGATAAGTCATTTTGGACACAAGTTTTCTTTGTTCGTCTGTGTATCCAATTATCATACAGATGATTTTGAGTTCTGCGAGTTCCTTTTTATCCATCAGTTTTTTGGTTGAGGTCACCTTGAATACTGGCCCAAACACACCTTCCAAGACAAGTTTGTGTGTCTTTGTGCCGTCGAGTGTACCTGTAGTACCAATTCTGAAACGGGCGTTCTTGCACTTGTCCATGAGTGTCATCAGTGACTTCGCCTTGAACAAGTGGGCCTCGTCACCATAGACCACATCAAACTGACTGAACCATTCTTTTGGAAACTTGTAGATGGATTGCCATGTGGAGATAATCACATCGGCGTTGTTGGATTTCTCTTTCCCACCATAGATTCTGTGACAGTGTTTTACCACTTTGAATCCGTTGTTACTTGAGTAGTCTCTGAAATCACCGTACATCTGTTCTACCAGTGAGGTTGTCGGAACAACAATTAATTGTTTGCGACCCAGCGCTTGGTGATATCTAATCAGAGAGTAAATGATAAGTGACTTACCCGATGCAGTCGGTGACAACAACAGAGTCCTACCAGAGTTTATCGCCTCATGAATTGCGTCTTGTTGATAGTCTCTTGCTTCAATCTTTTTCTTTTGACTGTGAAGATTCAAGACACCACAAAACTCTGATACCTCTTCTTTGGAAATCTTTTCACCGAATGGTTCAAGATCAATCTGAATCTCATACTCTAGTTGTTTCGCAAACTTAATAAGATAGGGGACCAAACCAATATAGAGTTCGGCCTTGTTCACATTGTACAAACGAATTTTGCCATCCCAATACTTGTTTCTATAGGATGGCATAAACTTGGCGCCAGGGACTTCAAAGGTAAAGAAATCTGATATCTCTCTCCTTATACCATCGTCTGCCTCGACGTAAACGTGAACGTTATCTTTTTGTTTGACCCAGATCATATAAGTCCAGATTGCATCTTCGCCCATTCAACCGCAGTCTTGATGTCCCAACCTCGACCATTCAAACTGCGGAGTACTCGGTCCAAGAAATCTACGGTAGTCTCCAAGTAGTATACTTTATCCTGTTGACGAATGACATCCGCATCACTATCCAGATGTTCTCTCATGTCTGTTCGCAACACAGCGTTCTTTCTCCAAGGTTCCCACCCTAGATTATCAAGTTCTTCTTTTGAAAGTTCTCCACGGAAGTATTCTGCCTTCACTCTCTCAAGTCTTTTGAGATCAGCAGTTGCCTTTCGTAGTTGGAGTTTTGTGTTTGCTAGAATCGTTACATACTTTGAGTGCAACACGGGAGTTCTGGTTGACTCCCCACCCAAATCTAATTCATCAAGTTTACAATCTTCAGACCACATAGACTGAAGTTCATTCAATGTTGCCATAATATACCTATCAAGTCACATTTCTAATATTATATATCCTATATTTAAATGACGCCGATCCAACAAAGTATGGTGAGTCACCAGAGGATTGGTCGAATTCTAACCCTGACAATGCGATTGGAAATGCGCCTCTAAAAATAATTTCAATGTTTGGGTTGTCGTTTGAGTCAAGAACAAACAGACTTGCATCACTTACCTGAGCAAGAGCCTCTCTCTTGTCCTTTCTGTTGGACAGTCCCGTTCTCCATTCTTGACTTGCAACGTAGTCTTTGTACTGTTGCGTGTTCTCTGGTGCGCCAAGACCGATCAACCAATCGTAAAGTTCTTTGTAGTTTGCCATGTCCTCTTGGATGAGGAATCTAATGTTCAGATCACCAAACGTCAATTTATCGCCTGGGTATGCAACGTCCTGTAGTGGGGTCGCTTGAACAGGGAACCCCATACTAATGTCTGGAATGTTTGCACCCTGACAGAAAAATGCAACGTGAGGAATGTTGTGAATCTGAAACTTGAACCCATTGGGTCTCAGATAATCTAGATCACCATTTGCGTGTGCATTGTACAAACCTGTATTGGGTGACAATGTGGGCGTGTATGCCATTGTAGACCTCTGTCTCGTTTACTACTATTTATAAGGATTGCCAGCCAAAAAAAAGGGGCGCATCCTGCACCCCCCACATAAATGATAAAGTCAAATCAGAAGCAACAACAGAATAGCAATTCCGGCTCCCATTCCAAGTGAAGGAAGGTGAACCTTTCCAATTACAGGTACTTGCATTTCCATTTTTTTCTCCTCTATTATAGCCCTTATCGAGCATATAATATTTATAAAAAAAGGGACTCCGTAGAGTCCCTTAAAATCGTCCCTTTTGGGATTCTTTTTATTACATCAGGTTAGTAACCTTAACAGAACGGTAGTACTGGTTGCGGTCAGCAGTAAATGTATCCGCGTCAGTTGTACCGTCAGACTGAGTGACGTAAGGGTTAGCAATCATACCGTAACGAGTCTTGAAACCAATCTTCGGTTGGAAAGTATCGGGGTCGATTGCGCGTACCATTTGCAGAGGTACATAGGGGCAGTAGAACAGACCAGCGTCATAAGGTGAAGTACCCTTGTAACCACAAACGTAGAACTGAGAAGCAGCACCAGTGTTTGCAGAGTAAGGATCAACGTATACCTTGTAACGACCATTCAAAGTACCAGCAAAGGTGTTACCTGTATCGTCTACGTTAAGAGAAGTGTTCAGAGCAGGAGTGTAATCCAGAACACCAGCCATTGACAGGGCAGAAGCAACATCTGAAGAACAGATGATGAAGTTACCCTTACCGCGACGAGTGTCTTGTGCGATTACGTTCGCGTCTCTTTCGATGTTGAACAGCAGACCCTTGAATCTTTCAACAGACCAACGACCATTTGAATCTACGTCAAGGTCAAAAGTACCAGGCGTTGCAGTAGAAGCAGCACCCGTCTTAGCGACTTTGTAGATTGTACGGATCACTTCGCGGTTGATTTCAGCGAGGATTTCCTGAGACAGAATGTTTGACAACTCTGACTCAGCGTCAAGACCGTGAACTGCCTTGAGGTCTTGCGCCAATTCGACAGTGTACTCTGCCTTCAGTGCGCGTGACTTAGCAGTTACAGTGGTCTTCTCGATTGAGAATGCCATCTGGTTCAGCGTAGTAGAATCACCAAATACCTCAGCGTTGTCACGGGTTACACCAGTACCAGTTGTGTAAGCACCATCAACAGGGTTAGAACCAGCGTGAGTACCAGCACCAGAAAAGTCTGTGTCAGCTTCGTTGAACAGAGCCTCTGTACCAGTTTGTGAAGTATAGTGAGACTTCATCGCAAAGATCAGTCCAGTAGGACCAGTCATCGGTTGAACACCAGCAACGTCATACGCCATCAGGTTAGGAAGGGCGCGACGAACCAGAGAAATCAGAATGGGATCGTATGTGTCGATCTCACCTGACATGTTGTTAGCGTGTACCGCTTCAGAGAAAACTTGCTTCTCTTCACGGAGAGCCTTTTCTTGGTTCTCAAGAACTACAGAAGTTACTGCCTTGCGATAAGGGTCAGCAATCTCTTGCAGATCGGGATGATCCAGAACAGGACTCCACTTTTTTTGGATTTCTTCGGAAAGATACATTGTAGTCTCCTTGGTTTGGTTTTTTGTTTTACCTAAGTTTATTTATAAAAACTTTACTTTTTAATCTGTTTTGAAATTGCCTGAGCGTACTTACTGATTGAAGAACCTTCTTCAAGGTGGTCAGCGTCAACTGTATCTGACATTACTTCACCAGTTTCTACACCCTGTTTGGGGAAATAATTTTCCTTAACAACAGAGACCTTTTCAGCAAAGAGTTCGGAATCACCAAAGTCTACATCAGCAAGAAGTGAAGACAGTTTTTCTGATTCTGTCATTGTCAAATCTTCAGATGCCTCAGCGATGATCTTCTCACGCAACATGTCTTCTCTTTCTTTCGTCAGAGATACTTGTGCTTCGATTGACTCGTTGAGTTTTGACTTGAGTTCTTCGATCTCAGTTTGCATTTCACCAAGTACATCGTACTTCTCTTCAGGCACTTCAATATAATGTTCGGTGAAAACAGTTTTCAGAGACTTGATAAAGTCTTCTGTAATTTCAGTACGGAGACCGCGCTCGATAGCGAGTTCGTTCTCTTTCATCCAGTTCTCAGAAACGTAGTTGAGGTATGCGTCGATCTTCTCAACCATGTCATCTTGGAATTTTGCCTGAGCGGCTTCAGCTTCCTCAGCAAGTTCTGCCTGAATGGATTCGATTTCGTTAGCAAGACGAGCAGTTACTACTGTCTCAAAGAGTTCAGCGGCCTTAACCTTGAAGTCTTCTGAGAGGTGTTCTTCGTCTGCGAAAAGATTGGCGATATCACCTTCAAAAAGATTCTCACCTTCGACTTCTTCTTCGGCGTCTTCGGCAGACTCTTCTTCAACGATCTCTTCGACTTCTTCTTCAGTCTCAGCAGTTTCGTCTTCAGCGATAACTTCTTCTTCCTCTGACTCTTCTACTTCCTCGCGAGCAACGTTACCCTTTGAAGATGACTGATTGACCACATTCTTGGGGTCTTCTTCGTCTTCAAAGTTGGGGGCATCACCAGCACCAGAGTTGGTGAGTTCACCAGACTGACTCATTTTGTCAGCAGCGGCCTTACCAATAGATGCAGTCAAACCACCATGCTTGTCACCTGTACCAGACAGGTCTTGCATTTCGGGTGAGGGGTTAGAAGAACCTTGAGACGGCATAGATGCATCACCACCTTGACTCTTGGGAGCAAGAGTTGCGGCAGCTGCCTTCTCTTCCAGTTCATTGACTTCTTCAGCAAGAGCAAGAGACTCTTCAATCTCCTTACCCTTCTTCAGAAAGTCTCTGATTTTGCTTTCTACGCTCATGATTTTCTCCTTTGAGATATTTTTGCGTTACTGATAATTATTTATACAAAATTATATTTTTGATAGACGATCTAGGAATGAACTGAACACTGCAAGTTTCTGTTCCTCCAGTTCACGGGAACTAGATTTATTGATGATCTGTTGAGTAACTTCCATTTCTCTTTCAGTCCATACACCGTTTACCATCATCCATTCTTTATTTTCCATGATACCTCTAACAAAGGCATCTGGAGCAGAAGGGTCTGCCACAATATCAGCAGCAGTCGAAAGAACAAAATCATCCTGTACTTCGTTGATACCGTTCTTCTCTTTCAGTGAACCAAGGCCCCTTGAACTTACACCAAGTTGTGCGCCTTCGTCCATCAAATTCTTTACAATGTTACCCATCGGAGTGTCGAGGATTTTCGCCTTACCGATCCAGTTGTCACCGTCTTCTTTCAGAGAGGTAATCATGTGAGATACACGATCCAGATTCAGAGTCGGACCTTCGGGGTGACCCAATTCACCCATAGCTCTTTTCTTGTCGATCTGTTCTGCGCGGTATCTGTCTACCTCCGCTCGCATAATCTCCTTGGGATAGGAACGATTGTTGCGATTGGTGATATTAGATTGCAAGAAAACACCTTCAATGTAAAGGTGTCTCTTGCCGTTCTTCTCTTCTGAGAGATATTGAATATCTTCAGTGACTTCAGTTATTAGTTTCATTAGTTACCTCCCAGAGTTCCCTGATCTTGGTGTTGTTGCGAACCAAATCCAGTAACCTTGGATAGTTCTAACCAGACAACAGCATCACCGTTTGAAATGGCAATGTCAATGTCTTGATCGTTTTCAGTGGTTTCTACCCACCCGTACCAATCAGTAAAACCAGTACCGTGGACATGCATAATGTCAACACTGTTACGAGTGATAGTTACTGCGGCGTTTTTGTCACAGTTCCAATGTACTCTTGTGATATTGACTGTGGGACTAGATGCCGTCTCACCTGATTTGACAATATCGGTGTCGATATCGATGGTTCCGCTGTCACCACCAGTGCCCGTACACCTAACAACTGCCTGCACCTGAGTCAGTTTTAAGTTAGATTTTGCGAATGCCATCTACCTATCTCCGTTAGTATTTCTTTTTGTGGTTCATGTGAGACTCGGACATCAAAACATCCAAGGAATATGTCTCACACATTTCGATACCATGTTCAAACATAACTTTGTACCACCACACATCACCGTTAGCATCTGGTTGTGCGTGTTCTCCCATGATGGGTTTACCTTCACCAAACTTAGGATGCACCACTTTCGTGGCACACATGTGAGTGAGTTTGGGGTCTTCAGAACTACCCTGTTTGGGGGGAGTCTTGTCTCCCTCAGTACCAGTTTCAGTAGGATGATTCGCAGTAGGCTCTTCTTTTGAAACCTTCTCTACTGGCTTAGCCTCTTCACGAAAATCTTTAAACGTCTTCATCTGACTCTTCCTCTGATTCTTCTGGGGTTGCTTCCAAACCCATCTTTTGCATTTCTGGATCGTTAAAGATGCCTGGGACAATCTCTGACTTTCTAACTGCGAGCATGTCATCGGCACGTTTGTTCATCATTGCAAAGAATTCGTCGTTTGCACCAGCAAGGTCACCGTCTGCCCACTTGTCCATCATCTGTCTGATAGAATCTTGTGGAGTAACTTCGTCCTGTACTTCTACTTCAACGTTTTCAACTTCTTCACTCATTATTATCTCCTACTACATTATCTTCTGGTTGACTTGCTCCGATTTGTTTATCCATCAAAGCAATCTCATCGTCACTAAATCTTAAAATTTCTTTCTGGACATATTCTTTACTGAACAATTGTCCAACATAAGGTGCAATCTGGTTGAGAATTTCTACTCGACTTCTCAACACTTCTTGTTCCTTTGACTCAGTGTAGTAAGCATCAGATGCAAACTTGTACTGAAGGTCTTCCCTAATTGCAGGCCACTCTGTTTCGTTGA